GCTGCCGCGCCACCTTCGTCGCCGCATCACGCGCCGCCGGCTTCGCCGATCGCTCTACCTGCTTCTGCGACATCCCAACCTCCTCTCCTTGCCAACATCATAGCAAGCCTAGAAGGTTAAGAGGACATCTGAGTAGCTTGCTGCCTTCCGCCGGGCGAGAATCGGCGGCATGCGGAGCCTTGTCCAACGCCTTTTCGGGATCGCCAAGACGCGCGCCTTCGACGCGGCGGGCGGCGGCCGTCGCTGGGAGAGCGCCAAGACGGTCGATGGCCTGAACGCGGCGATCCTGGCGGGCGCGACCACGGCGGCACGGCGCGCCGGCTGGTACGCCCGCAACAATCCGTGGGTGGCAGCGGCCGTGGACAGCCTGGTCGGCAATGTCGTCGGCGCCGGCATCAAGCCGCAATCGACCCATCCCGACCGTGCGGTGCGCGAGATGCTGCAGGCGCTGTGGCTGCGCTGGACGGACTCGGCCGATGCCGGAGGCCTTGGCGATTTCTATGGCCTGCAGGCGATGGCCGTCCGCGCCATGGTCGAGAGTGGCGAGAGCTTCGCTCGCCTCAAGACCTCGCCTGATCCGAAGCCCGGCATCGTTCCACTCACAATCGAGCTTCTGGATCGCGAGCAGGTGTCATCGGACCTGCATCGCGAGATCGGCGGCGGGGCGCGCATCCGCGCCGGCATCGAGTTCGACTCGGCCGGCCGCCGCGTCGCCTACTGGGTCCGCTCCTCCCGACCCGGCGACCCGTTCGGTCCGCTCCGCATGGACCCCGTGCGCGTTCCCGCCGCCGATTGCATCCACCTGTTCAAGCCGCTCGTCGCCGGGCAGCTGCGCGGCATCACCTGGCTCGCGCCGGTGTTGCTGCGCCTCCACGAGCTCGACCAGTTCGAGGATGCGGCCCTGGTCAAGGCCAAGGTCGCGGCGCTGTTCACCGGCTTCATCACCGATCCCGATGGCACGGTCGGCGGGCTGTCGGGCACCAATACGGGCGGCGTGCTGCAGGTCGGCATGGAGCCCGGAAGCCTCATCCCGCTGCCGCCTGGCGCCGACATACGCTTCTCGAACCCGACCGAGCACGACGCCTACGCGCCCTTCGTGAAGAACCACCTGCGCGCCGTCGCCGCGGGCCTCGGCCTGCCCTACGAGCTCGTCTCGGGCGACCTCGAAGGCGTCACCTATTCCTCGATCCGCGCCGGGCTGATCGAGTTCCGCCGCCGCGTCGAGCAGCTCCAGCACAATGTGGTCGTCCACCTCTTCTGCCGGCCGGTGTGGGAGCGCTTCGTGCGGCTGGCCGTGCTCTCGGCCGAACTGCCGGCGCGCGACTTCGACCACGATCCGGCAGCATATCTCGGCTGCGAATGGCTGCCACCGAAGTTCGACTATGTCGATCCCAAGAAGGATGTCGAGGCGGAAATCCTCGCCATTGAGGCGGGTCTCAAGAGCCGGACGCAGGCCATCTCCGAGCGCGGCTATGACGCCGAGCAGGTCGATGCCGAGATCGCTGCCGACCAGGAGCGCGCCACCTCGCTCGGCCTCGACTTCTCCCGCGCCAAGCGCATCACGACGGAGGCGGCCAATGCCTGAGACGATCACGCTTCTGACGCGCCGCGCCGATCTCGCGCCCGCTACCGCCGACCGCGACGCTCGCACCGTCGAGGTGATCTGGTCGACCGGCGCACCGGTCCGTCGCCGCGACATGGCGGGCGAATACATCGAGCGGCTGAGCCTCGATCCCGAGGCCGTTGACCTCTCGCGCCTCGAGGGCGCCTCCGTGCTCGACGCCCACCGGCAGTCGGCCGTGCGCGATGTGCTGGGCTCGGTGCGGGAGGCGTCCGTCGACGGCAGGCGGGGCACCGCGCTGATCCAGTTCTCAGGCCGGCCCGAGGTGGAGCCGATCTGGCAGGACGTGCTGGCCGGCATCCTGCGCCATGTCTCGGTGGGCTACTCGGTCGAGGAATGGGCCGAGAGCCAGGAGAACGGCGCGCGCGTACTCACCGCCGTGCGCTGGACGCCGCATGAGAGTTCCCTGGTGCCGACGGCCGCCGACCCAGGCGCCAAGATCCGAATGGAGACCGACATGCCCGAGCCCACGAGTTCGGCGGCCGACACGCCGCCCGCGACGGAGACGCAGACGCGCGCCGCCGTTAATGCCGAGATTCGCTCCATCGCTCGCGTCGCCGGCCTGGACCAGGCGTGGATCGACAGCCAGATCGACGCCGGGGCGGATGCTGACACCGCCCGCCGCGCCGCCTTCGAGGCGCTTGCGCGCCGTTCCTCGCCAGCGATCCGCACCGAGCAGGTGCGTGTCGAAATGGGCGAGAGCCAGGACGAGCCGGCGATGCGCGCGCAGCAGATGGGCGAAGCCCTATATGCGCGCATCAACCCGCAGCACCAGCTTTCTGAACCCGCGCGGCGCTATGCCCACGCCACGCCGGTGGACATAGCCCGCGAGCTCCTGATGCTGCGCGGCGAGAGCACACTTGGCCTGTCGCCAGCGACACTGATCACCCGGGCGCTCCACACCACGTCCGACTTCCCGATCATCCTCGGCGACACGGTTGGCCGCGTCCTGCGCGATGCCTACCAGGCGGCACCGGCCGGCGTGCGCCGCCTCGGCCGCCAGACCACGGCGCGGGATTTCCGGGCGGTGAACAAGATCATGCTGGGCGAGGCGCCACTGCTCGAAAAGCTCAACGAGCACGGCGAGATCAAGGCCGGCACCATGGCGGAAGCCCGCGAGGCCTACAAGGTCGAGACCTGGGCGCGGAAGATCGGCATCACCCGGCAGGTGCTGGTCAACGACGATCTCGGCGCCTTCTCCGACCTTGCCCGCCGGATGGGCCAGGGCGCGGCCGAGACGGAGGCGCGCATCCTCGTCGACCTGCTCGAAGCCAACAGCGGCAACGGACCGAAGCTCTCCGACAACAAGACGCTGTTCCACGCCGATCATGGCAACAAGGCGGGCTCTGGCGCGGCGATCTCCGATGCCACGCTATCGGCCGCGCGCCTGGCGCTGCGCACGCAGAAGGGCATCGAGGATCGCATCATCCGGGTGACGCCAAAGAACCTGCTGGTCCCGCCGGCCCTGGAGACGGACGCCGAGAAGTGGCTGGCGACCGTGGCGCCCGCCAAGGCGGCCGACGTGAACCCGTTCTCCGGATCACTGTCGCTGGTGGTCGAGCCGCGTCTGACGAGCGCCACGCGCTGGTACGTCACCGCCGATCCGGGCGAGATCGACGGGCTGGAGTTCGCTTACCTGTCCGGCAACGAAGGCCCGCAGGTCGAGAGCCGGTCCGGCTGGGACGTCGATGGTGTCGAGATCCGGGTCATCCTCGATTTCGGGGCTGGCTTCGTCGACCACCGCGGCTGGTTCATGAACCCCGGTGCGTGATGAGCGATCTCGCCCAGCTCACCCAATGGCGCGACGCCCTTATGGCCGCCCGCTATCGGGGCGTCCGCACCGTTGAATACGACGGCAAGCGCCTGACCTACGCCACCGACGGCGAGATGGCGGCGGCGCTCGCCGACCTCGACCGCAAGATTGCGGCCAGCGGCGGCAGCCGCGTCGCCGTCGTCCGCATCGCATCCTCGAAAGGAGTCTGAACCATGAAGACCTTCATCCAGAACGGTGACGTGATCACCGTGACGGCGCCGAGCGGCGGCATCGCCCCGGGCGATGGCGTCATCGTTGGCAGCCTGTTCGGCGTCGCCGCCTTCACCGCCGCCGAGGACGAAGCGGTCGAGATCGCCACGCGCGGCGTCTACGTTCTGCCGAAGAACCCCACTGCGGTGCTCGCCCAAGGCGCGCGCGTAGCCTGGGACGCCACCGAGAAGCAGATCGACCTGCCGAGCACCGGCTTTTATCCGGTCGGCATCGCCACCGAGGCCGCTGGCGATGGCGTCACCACGGTCCGGGTGCGGCTGGACGGGGTTGCGACAGCGGCGGCGGCGTGACTGAGTGTTAACGACCAACCTGCCTTGCCGCGCCTTCAATCCACGTCGGAAAGTTCTGGGCGCCATTCTGGCTCTTCCAACCGTAGACGGGGAACATGTTGGCGAGGTTATCTGAATCGTTCTTGCCAGAGATCCACGGCAAATCGGTCAGTCGAACAGCGTCGACGTGCTCACTCTGCCGCCATTGGTTATTCGGGCCAACTTCGTGGAATGCAACGGTTCCACGAGCGCGGTCAATCGTGTAGCCAAGGTATCGAAGTGGATTAGGCCCAGGCGATGGCGGAGCCGGCGGCTGAGCGGGCAAAGCGCCGAGTCCCAACAGTCCCCCCGCCATCTGCGGCTTGGGCGCGAATAGCCCACCGAGGCCTACGGCCCCAGAGCTGAACCCGACGTCGTGTATCTGCACACCTAGAATTCCGTTGCCGCGCGACAGGCTCTTGAGAATTTCGTACCGGACCCACGGCCTCTGCCAAGTCTGCTGACCAATCAGCACGCAGGTGACGGAGCTACCGTTCAAAGCGCCGTTGATCATTCGCTTGATAGCAAGAGGTCCCTGCTTCTTAGCTTCTTCCCAGAGACTCTTGTCATAAAAGCGGATACCTGTCTGGTACTGCCGGGTAATAATGTCCGAGTTTCGGACCACGTTCGCCCGGGTCACGTCATCGTAATGAAAGCTGAAGAAGACCTTACGGGGCATCGGTAGCTCTCAGGGAAAAGAACGCGAGCGCGACAACCACCACGCCGAGAACGGCGGAATGAAACCAGATTACCGCTGGCGCCCGAAGGGTGCCCAGCCAACCGGGGACGGCTCGTTTGAATGACCGCGCGTCCAGACTGAAACGATCATTCGGATCCTGTTGCGCCTTCCGCACATGGTCGTAAAGTGTCCTCTTAACCTTCTAGGCTTGCTATGATGTTGGCAAGGAGAGGAGGTTGGGATGTCGCAGAAGCAGGTAGAGCGATCGGCGAAGCCGGCGGCGCG